ATCTTCTAAGTCGCGTTTAATTCTTGTATTTGCCATGATAGTTAACCTTTATTTTGACGATCATATTGCGCATATGCGCGGATCATTTTGTTGCGTTTCTCAACATTATCCCAAGCTCCGGCATCTTTAATTGCCTGTACACGATCGCGGGAAAGTGTAATGGTGCCTGGTTTAGTTGAATTTGTGTTTGCAACTCGGCTTGAAGCTGTTGGGCCACCTCGAGTAGATCTTGAATTACTCTTTGATGCATATCGGTGTGGCAAACGGGCTTGTAGCCTATTGTCTAACTCATCCCAGTATTCTGGGTCCGCTGGATCCCATCCATCGGCTGCGAGTTCTTGGTCAACTACTTTAGCAATTCTACTATCTGTATCTCTAGCTTGTGGATCATACCAAGAGTTCTTTTTAAGCCATGATGTTGCATTAGCTTGTACCTCAGTATTTACAGGATTTGGCACATTTTGTTTAGGTGCCTTAGCTTCCTCAAGCTGTTGTTTCTTTAAATGTTGAACTTGTTGTAAACGTTGTTTAGCGTCTGTGAGTTGCTCTAAATACTCTACTTGAGCAGCTGCATCATTGGCTTGAGCAGCTTGCAACATCTTCATTTTTGCATATTCAACTCGGGTAGCTTCGTCTTCGATAGCTTTATCAAGTTGCGCAAATTGGTATGATGCTGCTGTATTTTCTACTGCTGCCAAACGTTTTGCAAGTTCTTCATTGCGTCTTTCGAGCGCTTGAATCTTGTTTTTTGCAGAAAGTTCACGCTGTCTTTTTAAATCTTTTTTAAGTCTGCGTTCTTCTCTGCGAGCTTCACGAATACGTTCCCGCTCTTCTTCTGTTTCGTTATCTAATTCACTATCGTCTTGCTCATCGCCGTGATCGTCATCTTCATCATCATCTGAATCTTCAACGACTTTTTGCTCCTTTTCTGGCGCTTCATCAGCATCAGCAAGAGGATTTGGTTCTAGTTCAAGTGCAACCAAAGCACTACCGTCAGTTTGTTCCTTGACGGGGATTTCCTTTTCATTTTCTGCCATAATTTTCTTTCAAAATTAATCTACAAACGCCTTCATCTTCTGCGCATATTCAAACGACTTAATGCGAGAGATGACTTCACGTGCCTGGATGGTAATAAACACCACTGGGGCGCCACCATCTTCTGGATTAACAACAAAACGATCACCGCCGTACTTAATTGTTCTTACCAAATCACCAACTTGGCACCATGGGCCTTCGATCCAAGGCTCTAGGTTATCGGGTGACTTATATGCAAGAGTGCCAATTTGGCGTACTTTAGCTACAGTCTCGTTGAAACGTAGGGTTTGTTTGGTTTCATCAACTAGGATGATTCCACCTTTGCTGGTTGTTTTTTCGCGTCTTAGTTGGACTAACACACGATCACCAACAACTTCAACTCCATGATCTACTTCAGGAAAACATTCTATTTCCGTGCGTAAATCCGGTTCTTCTTTTTCGTTTAAATCAAACACTATACAGTGCTCCTATGACCTTTACAGGTCTTCGTCGTCCTCCGAGAGTAAGTTATCGATAATCGAAAGGGCCTCGGATAATCCCTCTCGTTTACCCACAAGTCTTTGATATGCATCAAAGCTATGTACATTAATGCCAGAGGCAATTCCCTCTGTCATTTCTTTTTCTGCGTTCTTAATTCTTTTCAGAATTTCGCCAATAAAATCTTTCATAATCTTACTAATGCAATATTATGAAAAAATCCGCCCTAAAATTAATAAAAATTACCGCCGCCGATTTCGTTGAGGTTCTTATCTGGACCAACTTTGGAATCTTTAGTCACTTTTGCTTGCTTAGCGCCAATTTTCCAGTTGTTGTCACGGTGAGATCCTGATGGGCCGTTTTCTACTTTTTGATCAGGGCCACCAGCATAGCCAGGGGTGCCAGTCATTTTGTAAGCTTTTTTGAAACCGAGCTCACCGCCGTCTTGTTTTTTAGTTGCCATTATTGTCCTTCAGTGGGTTGTTGTGGTTGCTGCTGTTGTTGTGCTTCTTGTTGTTGGGCTTGTGCTTGTTGGGCTACTTGCTGTGCTTGTTGCTCAAAAGCCTGTTGCTCAATCGCCAAACCATGCTGTCTAATATCTGAATCGGCTGCTTGAATTGCTTCAACGGCGGACATATCTTGCTCGTGCTCTAGCTGGGACTGTTGCTGGCTAAGCTGAGCGCCTGCTTGAATCATTGCGACGCGCTCTCTAGCAGAGTTGTTGATATTTGCCATTGCAATGTCTGTAGCATTGCGTTGATTATCGATATTGGTTTGGGTTTGGTACTTAGCTTGTAATTCTTGAACTTTTTGTTGCAATTCTGCCACTTTGAGCTGATACTCTTGCTGAGCTTTTTGTAAATCAGCTTGCATACGTGTTTGAAACTCTTGCGTTTTGCGTTGTGTCTCAGCCATTTGTGTTTTGAGCAATACTTGGGCTGTTGGATCAGACATCATTGCGCTTTGTTGCTGAGATTGCTGTGCTTGGGAAACTTTTTGTGCTAACGCTTGAATTTGCTGGATATATGGTGCCAGATTTTGTTTAGCATCCAAGTCAACCATGCGAGAGGCCAATGCCAACGCTTGTTGTGACTCAATATCGATGGTTTTTTCTTTATGCAGATCCAACGAATCTTTTCCACCGGCTGCTTGAGCTACATAACCACGCATAGATTGCAAATAATGCAGCGTTAAGTGTTGTTTAATGTGCTCGAGGGCATGAGGAGCAAACGCAGGCCCAATAACTGGGTTGCCACCATAGGCTGGGTTGTTTGCATACTCTAAGTGAACCTTAATATGCGCAATATGGTCCTGATCTGGGAACGCAGCAGCTGGTTGGCCCATGGTCATAGAGACGTTTTCTAGCGCTGGGTTAGATTCGTTAACGCCCATTGGGTTTGGCAATACTTCTTCGATAGCTGGAACCTTCAATTGGCCTAAAATACGACGATAAACGTTGCGTATGTTAAACATTCCAGGGGGCGCAGAGGTTGCCATCTGCAATAATGCTTGATTTTGTGCAAGACGTTGTGTTTCTGAGAAAATATTTGGATCAGAAACAGGGCGAACGTCGTTGTTGTATGCAAAATCACGAACTTCAATCTCTTCGCCGGACTGATTGTCCATATCGGCCAAGTACCAGTGGTTGATACGTGAGATAATTGCCAAAGATTTGGCTTGGCTACGATGTAAACGAGCGTGAATGCTTGAAAATACTTTAGCGCCTTGTTCAATCAGCGCTTGAGTTGTCCCAACGGGCATGTTATTGTTTGCTTCGCCAATCTTTTCTTCGGCAGTTGTAACAACACCCTTCGCTGCATCTGTCAACCAGCCTAAAAGCTGGAACAATACGCTTGATGGGGCATTAAACGGCATTGGCATTGCGATTTTACGTACATCGTCAACACCAGGAGCGCCTTCAATCTCAATTACTTGGGTTGGTTCGATTCGGTCTGACTGCCCACCAATTCGTCCACCTTTGAGTTTAAGCATTGTTTGGCTGTTGTTGATATGAGCAGCATCAAGAAGAGCACGCAAAGACCCGGTAAGAGCAGCAGAAAGGCCGCCAATAAGATGAGGCAATCCGATAGCGTAAGCTCCACGCCAAGGAATGAATTTGAACTCAACGTACCAATCCATTTTTTCAAGTTTTTCATCGCCGGCTTCCCAGTTACGGTAAAGTGCTAGGACTTTACTGGTAGTTTCATCAATTGTAAGAATGTATGGGGCGCGACGACCTTTTGTTTCTGGGTCTTCTTCTAAACGTAAGAAACAAGTAATCTCATAAATACGGCGTAAACCATCAATGTTCTTGGATGGGTTTTCTTTGCCTTCAATCTTGTTGTTTGCTTCTTCAGATCTTGTCTGATCGTTTAGTGGAGCATCAGATGAATACTGTGAATCAATGTCCACATATATTCCTTGCTCAACACGCTGCAAGAAAATGTCTTCGGTAATGTCTTGTTGCTCAGTTACACGTGGGGATGTGTAGAAATTTGTACTGGCGTATGGGAGAATGATGTTGTCAATTGGAACCCACTCGCAAGTTGGGCGCATTTGTTCTGGCTCAAAACGCCATTTGAGGAACTGTGATCCACCTAAAGGCAACTGAGTAAGCAATTGCTCCATCTCATCACGGTACTCTGGGATCTGTTCTGTCAACTGCCAGTTCATAAAGTTTACTTTACGTTCTGCAGTTTGTTCACGAATCTTATCTGCTACACCTTTGATGTTTGACTTAACAATTCCATCTGGTGGCAAGATTTCTTTTGCTGCGCTGGCCGCAAAGTCAACGCATGACTCTGCCATGACGGGGTGAACTACTTTAGACGCGCCGTCAAATGTTGCTCCACCGGGAGCATCTTTACCTAAACCAGTGCGGCGTAGTCCTTCTTCGTACTGTTTGTCACGTTGCTTGCGAGATTCTTTGTCAACGTCGATTAAATCTAAGTATTCGTTGGCTAGTTTGCTTAGGACATCGTCACTAAATTCTTCTGCTAAGTTGGAGTAAAACTCAGGATTCTTACGTGGTCCGTGTTTTTCTTGGAAATTAACCACAACAGAACCATCATCTAGCTCAATTACTTCTTGCTCTACTTCGTCCGAATCTAAATCGAACAATTCTTCGTAGGCTTGCATTTCTGCATCTTGCTGCTCCAATTCGTGAATATTTTCCTGATGGTCTAAACCAGGTAAATTATTGCCGGATTGGATTGGTAACTGGGGATTTGCCATAATTTTTTCTGTGGGTATATGTTCCTATTCATACTAATGCAATAAATAGGTGTAATCCGCCCTATTGGGCGTATGGGTTACTAAATTTTTTCTTAAAATCATCGTCAGCATAGTCATAATCGCGGGCTGGCAGATAATCAAGCTGGATCCAACCCGAATCCCGTAGTACCCGAAGTGCCTGAGAAAGGGAGTCAACGTAGTCATCATGCCCTCCAGCTTCTGGAAACGAGCATACCTGACGCAAAAACCGCTTAGCCCAGTCAGCAAACTCGCCTTTTATCTTAGAATCTTCTGGAATATACACTTTACCTTTAGCGATTAGGGGCGCGACAATGTTCAAACGCTGCACTTTATCCGCTCTTCCAGGGTTATATCCTCTAACTGGGACACCAGAACCTTGAAGTTCTTGGATGAGAGAAATACCAGCAGACTTATCTTCCATCAAAATCATGTCTGCTTTACGGCCTTTACCAAAATCGTTATCTGCGCCGTACACAACTTCTTTAAAATCATCAATAACTTTACGACGCAGCTCCGGATAAGCAAGGTGCCCATCCCAAGCATCTAACAAAATCAAACAAGTTCCCACGTCGGTGTTCTCAAACACACCCCACACTGTACAAGCCGTTGGGTCGTTCATGGTTTTTTCTGAAGTAGCTGGATCGTATGAGGCAATTACGTATTCCAGAACCGGTGTTGGTTTGTTAGCGGGCCACATACGGAACTGTTTGCGTTTGATAATACCCGCTTGCTCTGGATCAAGGATCTCACCATAAATCTCTTGACGACCAATGTCAGTGCCGTCATAAGTCTCAAGCTGTTTGAAGAATGTTTCAGATAAGTTCTGTCGGTTGTCATACGAGCTGGCATTAACCATGTACACGTCGCCACCAATTTTTCCTTCGGCTAAATCAACAATCAGTTCTTTTGGCTTGGGGGTTGTGGTGATGATTTGCTGGACCCGCGCAATACGGGGATCACGCAAACGTAACGTGAACTGGACGCCGTCGTAGGCGTCGTCGAGGTATTCGAACGCACACAACTCATCGAACCACGCCCCATGGAACTGTTTACCACGGTACCGTTCTGGTTCGGAGGCGGGGATGCCTTGGATAAGGG